GCAATGGTGATTCAGAATAATGCCGCGGCAGTTAACGCAACAGCGCTGCATGCTCAGTCAGACGGTGGCAAAACAGGAATAAAGCTAGACAAGAATTACTCAGACACCACTGAGGCTTCAATAATCGGCTTAGAAATAGATTATGACAAAACCGGCGCCTCCACGTCAGACAACAACATGTATGGCATCTATCTTGACATGGATAATACCACAGCCACCAATGGCCTGAACACCATGTATGGCTTGTATGTAACGCCAACGCTTACACACGCCGCTAATGCCGGAACTCCCGTTGTATACGGTGCGCTTATCAATGCACAAGGCGGAACAAACGGCGGCAGCCTCGTCCAAGGTGCAAGAATCGAAGCAGGCGGCGGAGATATCAACTACGGACTCCAGCTTGACGTTGAGGACGGAGGTGTCGATCTTAGAATTGAAAGTTCAGTCGATAATGGCGATTACTTCCAGATTCAAACCACCACCGCCGGCGCAACTACAATCACAACAGTTGATGACAATGCTGCAGCCGCTCATCTTACATTTAATGTTGATGGGGATATTACTCTAAATCCCGTAGGAGGCGTACATGTTACTGGTTCTAATCCAAAGCTGTCAATTGGTGATGAGGGGGATCCCACCCCTAATGGTGGAATGTTGTTCATAAGACCATCTGACACAAGCAACAGAGTATTGGCATTCATGCAAGCAAAAGAATCAGAGGGAAACAGAATTTGTTTTGCAGTCTCAGGTTCAGGTCAAGTTTTAGCAGGCGGAGCGCACCTTGGCGGAGTGTTTAATGTTAGCGGTTCTAATATTGAAAAATTAATTAGTGTGAAGGCTGATAGCGGCAATATATTTGCTGTAAGCGGCAGCGGCAAAGCATATCTTTCTGGCTCACTTACTTTAAATAGCATCGAACCCACAATTCATTTTAGTTCAAGTGCTGGCGCCAATCTAGGCCAAGTCGGGATCAATTCGTCAGACAATATACTGATCCAAAACAATACGACAAACAAGCATATCGTCTTTAAAGCTAATGATGCGGGTACTCTGCGAGAAGGATTCCGCATCGACGGCGCTATACCAGAAGTGGTAGTCAACCAAGGGTCAGATTCTTTAGTGGATTTTAGAGTTGAAAGCAATAACAACACGCACATGTTGTTTGTCGACGGTAGCACCGAGAAAGTTGGAATCAACACAGCAACCCCAGCTAATACCTTCTCGGTCAACGGCACAACTCACCTGAGTGGATCCGTGCGGTATCCAATCGCGGTCAAAACAGCTAACTATTCGCTTACAGTTGATGACAGTATAATTATCTTCAATCACTCATCGGTAACAACAGCATCATTGCCAACAATAGTTGCTGGCATGGAAGGCACCACTTTCACAGTCAAAAACATTGGCTCAGCTAATGTTCGTGTTATTGGTGACGACGATCCGGCCCAAAATATTGATGGAGTCTCAGTTGGTGTGGCCCTGTCACAAGGTGACTGCATACAATTAGTTGCATTCCCGATTGGCGGCGGTTATGACTGGGCGACACTCCACCTATATGATGCTTCGTAGTTAGCAAACAGTATAGTTACCAAAAAAGCGGGTTTTTGAGACAAAGGATACTATTTATTTTTGTATATAACTGCCATTTAGGAGCAAATGAATGTCAAACTTATTAAAAGAAGCTATTGTCGACGCAAAAGCACTACGTGAAACAGCGCTTAGGACCGCCGAGTCCTCGATTATCGAGAAATATTCGGATGAAGTAAGAAAAACGCTTGATAAAATCTTAGAACAAGAAGATTTAGGAGTACCACAAGGCCTCGATTCTATGACCCAAGACATGGGTATGGAAACTGGGCCTTCAATTTCATCTGACGATGTAGTTGAAGACGTGCCCTTAGCGGCCGCCGATGATTTAGCAGAAGAGGAAGGCGAAATCACAGATTCGATCGAAGACGGAGAGTCTGTCGAGATTAACTTAGATCTCCCAGCGCTTGAAGAGGCGGTAAAAGCCTTTGCAGCAGAACTTGATGAGCAAGAAGTTGAATTAGCTGACCTTGAAAGTATTTTGGAAGGTGACGATGAAACTATTGAAGAGGAAGAGGAGACTATAGAGGAAGAAGATGAGCTTGAGGAAGGCTCTCTTACTGATACAACCGATAAAGTCTCGTATGCCGGCCAAATTGAAGACGAGAAGGCTGGAGAAGCAGCTGATCGGATGGGAGATTTAGCCCAAATTTCTGCAATTGCCGCAGAGTCTGTCGACTCAGGACTTGATGAAGACGCACTGCTCGCCGCAATCATGGAAAAATTAACAGTTGATGTACGTGGCGAGCTTGGAGGCTGGGCCGGCCGCTCTGCCGAAGACGTCATACACGAAACAGAAAGAGAATTAGCACATCGTCGTAGTACTGATGTGCAAGAAGAATTACAAGATCTTAAACAAGCTCTTGAGGACCTAGTTTTAGAAAATAAACAGGCATCCTCAGAAGCTGATAAGTACAAGCAAGCGTTTTATGAAATGAAAGAGAATCTTGAAGATGTAAATCTTTCAAACGCACGTTTGCTTTACACGAACCGAGTATTAAGAAATACCTCCTTAAATGAGCGACAAAAAGATAAAATTGTCGAAGCGATTTCTAGCGCTGGTTCAGTAACAGAAGCGAGGACAATATTTAAAACCCTTGAAAGCGCAGTGGAGTCTATACCAAACAAGACACCCAAATCACTGAGCGAGGCTATTACCCGTCCTACCTCTGTTATACGCGCATCTCGTCAAGAGACTGTGCAAACCGACTCATTCTCCGAGAGAATGAAAAAACTAGCAGGTATAAACTAAAAATACATATAATTTAAAGGAGGTATTTTAAAATGTCTAGTATCATAGAACGATTAACCGAAGGTATGGTTAATCGAGATATGCGCGCCGAAGGTCATGCCCTACTCTCAAAGTGGGAAAAGACCGGACTTCTTGAAGGCTTAGATGATAGCCGTAAACGTTCGTCCATGGCTCGCTTGCTTGAAAACCAAGCAAAAGAACTACTCCGCGAAAGCTCCAGCATGGCTGGTGGCGACGTTGAGGGNTTTGCAGCAGTTGCATTCCCAATCGTCCGACGCGTTTTCGCAGGTCTGATCGCAAACGATCTCGTTTCCGTTCAACCAATGAGTCTCCCAAGTGGACTCATCTTCTTCCTTGACTTCACGGTCAGCCAAGAAGCCGGCGGCCACGCCATTACCACTGACCGTTTGGGTTACAAGATTAGTAGCTCGCTCTATGGTGGTAACCGCGTTGGTTCCACAATCACTGGTGGTGTTGATCTCGATGAGCACGGTGTTGGCCTTGCTGGTGGCGCATATAACCTTAATAACGGTTACTCGTCTCCAACTGGTTCGGCTCTTGCCAACGGGATTACACTTACTCCAGCAGCAGGCCCTTACGGTCGCTGGGGTTCCCAAGAAGCTTCGGCATCGCATCTTCACAAGGCAATCGAATTCGATCCAGATCTAGTATCAGGTTCTACTCTTGTTGCTGAGGTCACGGTCCTTCTTTCGGGCCTTGACCAAGTTGATGTGCAAAACATCGGTCCTCAATCGTTTAACGTTTCGAGTTCTGGTGGTAACGGAGTAGTGCTCAGTCCAGACGCCGCGTTAAACGTGCCAATGGCGCGCCTTCTTCGTCGTCACACCACCCTTGTCAGTGCTTCGTCCACACCACGTCTTAAGTTGGTGTTCGTAAGTACTGGTTCTGATGGTGGTGGAGCCCACCTTCCAAAGAACCTTTCGGACAAATTGCTCAAAACGCTTACGTCGTCTCACACGACTGTTTCGTATGCGCAAACTGATGACATCACTAACGCAGCTGCGCTTGGTGCCGTTGTTGGTCAAACCGAGTGGGGACTTGAAGGCGAAGCTGACATCCCAGAGATCGACATCAAGGTCGATTCAATCGCGATCACCGCGCAAACCAAGAAGCTCAAGGCTAAGTGGACTCCGGAGTTAGGTCAAGACCTTAACGCCTACCACAACCTTGATGCAGAGGTCGAGCTTACATCGATCCTTTCGGAGCAAATTGCTCTTGAAATCGATCGTGAAATCTTAGCTGACTTGGTTAATGGTGCTACCGCTGCAACTCAATACTGGTCCCGTTCTCCGGGTCTATTCGTTAACCGCGACACCGGTGCTGAGATTGGCGCTAGTTCCAAGGCACCCGACTTCACGGGTACTGTCTCCGAGTGGTACGAAACTCTCATTGAAACCATCAATGATGTTTCTGCTGCTATTCACCGCAAGACTCTTCGCGGTGGCGCTAACTTCGTCGTCTGCGGACCCGAAGTCGCTAACATCCTTGAGTTCACCTCTGGATTCCGCGCTAGCGTCACAGCTGATGCAGAAACTGGTGATATCGGAGCGGTTAAGGTTGGTGCGCTAAACAAGAAGTTCGACGTTATCGTTGACCCATACTTCTTGCGTAACGTGCTGCTCGTTGGACGTCGCGGATCCTCTTTCCTTGAAAGCGGATATGTGTACGCACCATACGTGCCACTGCAAACCACACCTACTATCTTCGGACCAGAAGACTTCGTGCCTCGCAAGGGCGTGATGACTCGTTATGCGAAGAAGATGGTACGTCCCGATATGTACGGTATTGTTATCGTGCGTGGATTGACCGGCGAATCTGGAGGATGATCTAACGGATCAGACTTATAGTCGCTAACGAACAAACTCCCCTGTCACCTCGGTGGCGGGGGTTTTTGTTTTTATGTAGCCTTGGAGTATTTTAGTCATTATTGCCACTACTTATAAACAGCAAATACGACGCATCATTATTCAACAAAGGATTAGAGCCCCGTTCCAAAAGGACACGGGGCTTTATTTTGCTAGCTAACTGCCAAAAAGTTGATTTCTCAAATTTTTTCGCCGGTAAATTTTTGAGATTTTCATTTTTTGTATTATGAAAAACTATTTAACTTATAGACGTCAAAGGAACCATTTTTAATGCCAACCGATTTAAATCCAATTTCACAAACAAGCGCCATAGTCCTAACCTCAACAGGCAGTGCAGACAAAGTAGCTGCAGCCGTGCCATTTGGGATGTATACTGGTTCGATTGATTTCCTAAGCGGCGCCGCCCTACAAGTTAATTACGTTTATAAAAAGCTGGGTGGTGATGTCATAGATATTGAGTTAACACCAGCAAATGTTTACTCAGCCTATGAAGAGGCGGTCCTAGAATATTCGTATATTGTAAATTTACACCAAAGCAAAAATGTCCTCTCAGATTATATAGGTAACGCTACAGGCACCTTTGACCATTTAGGTAATATGAAGTCTGGTTCACTATCTTCTAGTTTGGGAGGTACTCACGTTGAATTAAAAATGCCAAAAATGCATTTTTCAATTGCCAAAAAAGTCGGAGATGGGTTATCTTCAATCAGTGGTATGGGCGGTACCCAAAGACAGTATTCAGCTTCATTCGCCCCAGTGACCAATATGCAGGATTATGATCTACAAACAATCGTAGAAACCGCCTCAGCCAGCGGAAAAGACGATTCTGGGAACAATATAGGTTTTTCTGGCAAAGTAGATAACAAAAGGATAATTGTAACCAAAGTTTTTTATAAATCCCCAAGAGCTATGTGGAGATTTTATGGTTATTATGGCGGAATCGGAGTCGTTGGTAATTATTCCACATACGGACAGTTCGCAGATGATTCAACTTTCGAAATTGTACCAACGTGGCAAAATAAAATGCAGGCAATTATGTATGAAGACTCAATCTATACAAGAACGTCTCATTACTCCTACGAAATAATAGCAAATCGATTAAGATTGTACCCCACACCGAGCGATTATTCGTTTGGTCCGGACGACAGGATCTTCTTCAGGTTTTATATAGAAGAAAATGCGTGGGATGAAACTGATGCATTTGAATCCGGCGTAAATGGTATTAACAACATGAACACACTTCCTTTTGCAAACATCCCATACAACAACATCAACTCCATCGGTAAACAATGGATTAGAAAATATTCGTTGGCACTTTGCAAAGAGATGCTCGGCCAGATCCGCGGTAAGTTTACGACTGTTCCAATTCCCGGCGAAAGTGTAACACTAAACTATAGCGAACTATTATCACAAGCTAAAGAAGAACAACTTGAACTCAGAGACAAGCTAAAAGAAATGCTCAAAGAAATGGAATATCCAGCACTAATGAAGACTGATCAAGAAAAAGCTGATGCAGCAACGGCCACTTTGAAAAACTCACCGCTGCCAATATTTGTAGGATAACTTGAAGAATGTCTAATGATTGGAAAAAGCCAGATGCCCCGCCGCCACCCTTGTTTCTTGGGAAAAAAGAAAGAGACCTTGTAAAACAAGTTAACGACGAATTAATAGAAAAAATAATTGGTCAACAAATACTTTATTATTCTATCGATTTATCAACGACCAATTTTCACGAATTATACGGCGAAGCTGTTGAAAAAACGTTTTTACCGCCAATACGAGTATATGCGTTAATTGAATACACCGACTTCTCTACTGATTATATGGAAGATGTTGGTATTGATAAAAGTTGGGAGATTATGGTGCATTTTCACAAAAGAAGATTGGAAGAAGATCAAGACTTATATGTCAGAGAAGGTGATTTTGTACTTTACAACGATAGTTACTATGAGATAGTCAAACTCAGCGAGCCACGCTTGCTTTTTGGTCAGGCCGGCCAAGATTTTGAAATAGCTGCAAGATGCAGAAGAGCTAGAAGAGGACTTTTCAATGCTTCCTGACAATTTTGACTTTGCTTTACTGCCCTCCGGTGCGTCAAAAGCTACATTAAAAGAAATTGGCATGCTTTCATCGACGATAGAGACGATTGATTACGCTATGGTATCTTGGTTAAAAGAAGATTTAAAATTATCAGCCATAACCAACGAAGGTTCAAGAAGAATACCAGTTTTGTGGCAATCTCCCGAGCGATCGTTTCAAATAAAGAATGCGAAAGAACTAAGGGATGATGATGGCGCCCTTAAATTGCCAGTAATCTCAATTCAAAGAACCGCAATGACAAAAGATCCCAATAGAAAAGGCGGGTTTCAAGCTCACCTGTATTCTAAAAATAAAGATGGCCGAACAGGCAGAATAGTAATAGCAAAAAGGATAGTAGAAGATAAGACTAGAAACTTTGCAGTTGCTTCTGGTGCTCGCATAGATCCAAATGGAATCGCCGCCAAACCTTCGGACAAAAAAAGGCAACTGTGGTACCCAAGGAAAAATTCCAAAGTAGTAATACAATCTTTATCTATTCCGATCCCGGTATATGTGAATATTGATTATAAGATTATAATGAAAACTGAGTACCAACAACAGATGAACGACTTAATAGCACCATTCATAACCAGAACTGGCCAAATAAATTCTTTTGTTTTGAAGCGTGACGGGCATCTGTATGAAGCATTTATCGAGCAAAACTTTGCACAAAACAACAATGTTGCAAATTTAAGTGAAGATACTCGGTTGTTCCAAACTGAAATAAACATAAAAGTTTTAGGATACTTAATTGGCGAAGGTAAAAACGATGACAGACCGATTGTTAGAATAGACGAAAACGTTGTAGAAGTATCCTATCCGCAAGAAAGAGAGGCCCCCGCCGGCGAGATGAACTTCTTCGGTGACTTAAAATAATGGTTCCTGAGAAGAATACCAGATCTTTTTATTAGTTCCTGAACAGGCTTTTGAAGCCTTTTGGGTTTAAAAACACTATTTAAAGTATGATTGCACTATCACATATCTAATTTATCGAGGGGAAGTTAAAACATGTCAGTCAAAAAATTCAAATTCGTATCTCCCGGAGTATTTATCAATGAAATTGATAACTCCTTTATACCTAAGTCAGCAGACGCAATAGGACCAGTAGTAATTGGTCGATCAGCGCGCGGCTTGGCGATGACGCCAACAAAAATCGAGTCCTATTCAAAATTTGTTGAATTGTTCGGCGATACCGTTCCCGGTAACGGCGGCGGAGACGTCTACCGCTATGGAAACTTTCAGTCACCAATGTACGGAACTTACGCAGCAAAAGCATTCTTGCGTGCAAACGTCGCTCCCCTCACTTACATAAGACTTTTGGGCCAGCAAACTAATGCTGGTAGTTCTGCCGGCGGCGCTGCTGCAGCAGGCTACAAAACAACCCAGAACTTAGGAACTGCCGCGGCCTCCAAGTCTAGTGCAAATGGCGGCGCGTACGGTCTTTTTGTGGCCAAGTCAGGATCTTCAATGGATCTTCTTGGAGAAACTTCTGGGGCCCTTCACTTAGCGGCTGTATTCTACATGAACACTGGCTCGGTTCAGCTTCGAGGCACCATTCGTCAAGGTGATGATGAAGGGACCGGATGTACTGCCTCTGTGGGTAAAGTCGTAGAAGCCGCCGGCGCAGTTGTATCAATGGGAACCGACGGCCTGTTTACACTATGTGTCAGTGGCTCTAACAAGGGTTCTCGAAGAATTAAGTTTAATTTTGATGACTCAAGTGATAAGTTTATTCGTCGTCGGGTCAACACAAACCCAACATTGCTTTCAACAGCTGGCGCTTTTTATCCACAATCAGCGGCAGATGATATTGTTCTGGGTGAATCTTTTGAACAAGAACTGCGCGATCGCGGTATGGACAGCTTGACTAATCTACATGGTGTTGTTCTCGGACTGGCCTTAAGTGGAACAGCCACTACTGGCCCTCATGCGTTTGAAGGTCAGGCCTCAACAGAAGCCAGAACTGGTTGGATTATTGGCCAAGAAATTAACGGAGTCACCAGAGGTTTTGAGCCACAAGCTCAACAAAAGCTTTTCCGACTCAAGGGCCGCGGCCACGGCGGATGGTTACACAAAAACATCAAGGTATCGATTACCAACATTAGGAAATCGAACACAACGCTTACGGATTACGGAACTTTCACAGTATTGCTCCGTGATATTAACGACACTGACAACAATGTCACTGTTTTTGAAAGATTCGACAACTGCAGCCTTGATCCCAAATCTCCAAACTATATTGCACGAGTAATCGGTGACAAATATGTTGAATGGGACTCCAACGAACGCAGACTCAAAGAGTACGGCAACTATGACAACCAATCGAAATATGTCTGGGTAGACATGAATGATAAAGTTGATGAAGGTGGTGCCGAACCTTCGCTGCTCCCATTCGGTTACTTCGGGCCTCCCAAGTTCAGAAACTTGATCAGCGCCAGTGTCGGTCACCAGTTTGCAAACACATTTATTATCAACGCACAAGGGCTGAGCGGTAGTGGCAACGTTGCTGGTGCAACCCCGATGAGTGGTGGAGCGCTCACAGTCGGCGGCGCCCAAGGAGCCGGCGTCCGATTCGCACTCAATGTTGCAGGAGGCAAGACTGGATGCGGCCCGGCCGACTTGTTCGTCCCAGTTCAAGCAGCTACAGCCTCGTTTTTCTTCCCGAAAGATCGCTTGCGGGTATCAGCCAGTGCCGGTGGACAATCAGATCCAACCGACTCTTACTTTGGTATCTCAACTACGAGAACAAGCGGTTCTACTCGCGCAGATGCTAGCGTCCTTGATACCCACAACTTGTTATATGGTGGCTTCCCGGATGATATTACTGCAAACACCGGTACTCCGGAGTTAAACCCAACTTCATACCCCGGTGTTGATGCTTATTCATACGTATTCAGTCTCAATGATGTTGTCCTTGATCCCAACGGTAACTACTACTATCAGTCAGGATCTCGCTCTAATGTCAAGCTTGAGGATGCCGACAGTCTTACAGCAGGAATTGCTAATGGATCCGTCACTTCGGGCTCTATTGATGGTCTCTTGAATGCGGGATACGGTAACTTCACCGCTCCGTTCTACGGTGGTTTCGATGGGTTCGATATCTTCAAGCCAGATCCGTTATATAATGCAGGAATGTCTACGACATCTACCGAAGATACAAGCTACATCTACCACACGTATCGCAGAGCTATTGATACGGTTTCAGATCCCGAAGTAGTCGACATGAACTTGTTAACTGTTCCGGGCCTCACGAATAATGCACTGACTGAACATGCGATTAATGTCTGTGAAAACCGCGGCGATGCCATGGCTCTTATAGACCTTCCAAGCGTCTATGTGCCAAACCATGAGTCATATAACTCGGACAAATCGGCTGCACTTCAAACTACACCAGTTAGGGCAGCTGAAGCGCTCCGCACTCGCAGAATTGACTCAAGCTATGGTGCAACGTTCTATCCGTGGGTTCAAACACGCGATGACAACACAGGCGCCAACGTTTGGATTCCGCCAACTGTTGCGATGCTTGGTGTTCTTGCAAGCTCACAAGCTAAAACCGATGTTTGGTTTGCTCCCGCCGGATTTAACCGCGGTGGCCTGACCGATGGAGCAGCCGGTATTCCAATTATCGGAGTTACCGAAAAGCTTACGAGTAAGCAGCGCGATACACTCTACGACAGTAACATTAACCCAATTGCTTCATTCCCATCAACCGGAATCGTAGTATTCGGCCAGAAGACTCTCCAAGAGCGCCAAAGTGCCCTCGACAGAATCAATGTCCGTAGATTGGTTATTTACTTGAAGAAGCAAATCTCGATTATATCTTCGCAGGTGCTCTTCGAACAAAACGTACAATCAACTTGGAATCGATTCAAGTCCTTGGTTGAGCCGTTCCTCGCGAACGTTAAAGTTCAGTTCGGTATCACTGATTATCGTCTGATTCTTGATGAAACAACCACGACTCCGGACCTTATTGACCAAAACATCCTCTACGCGAAGATTATGGTCAAGCCGGCCCGCGCAATCGAATTCATCGCAATCGACTTCGTGATTGCATCTTCCGGTGCATCATTTGATGATTAAAAAAGTCGTGGGGGATTTCCCCCGCGCAACTACTTAAAAATAGGATAAACACTAACAGGAGTACCTAAACCATGCCATTCTGGTCAACAGATTTTAGTCAAGACACAACTTTAAAAGACCCAAAAAGAAAATTTAGATTTACAGTCGAATTTCAAGGGATTGATTCGCCAATCGGCGGTGCTACCGTATGGTATGCCAAGACCGTATCCAAGCCCTCTTTTCAGATTGCTTCTTCGGAGCACAAATTTTTAAATCACACATTTTATTATCCCGGCTCTGTCACTTGGCAGGACGTATCATTAACTCTTGTTGATCCAGTTGACCCAGACGCAACTGCAACTTTTTCCGACATTGTGGTACAATCAGGTTATTCCCCGCCCACTGACAGCAACTCGTTAGGCACTATGTCTAAAGCAAAGGCCGCCGGCGCGCTCGGAACTATTATTATTACTCAAATTGATGCTGAAGGCAACCCACTTGAAACTTGGACACTCTGGAACTCATTCCTTACTGAAGTCAAATATGGCGACTTGGCTTATGGCGATGATGAATTGGTCGAAATGGCCGTCACCATTAAATATGATTGGGCTCGCGTTGAAACCGCTAGACCGTCTTCTTCAGTCAATGGTACTCAAGGTCAAGAGTTCTTTAGAGTATAATAACAAAGACAAAATAAAACGAGAGGTGTAAATTGTCGAGAAACAACAATGATCGCTTAGGCGCTCATCAACAGGACACTAGTCCCGCACCTTCACAAGTTATGCAAAATGAAAATCCCGGATTTTCTTTTGTCGTGCCCAGCGAGTTTGTGGAGCTGCCAACAGGGGGTAGATACTACCCAGAAGGTCACCCTCTGCACAAGCAGACAAGTATCGAAATAAAACAAATGACAGCGAAAGAAGAAGACATGCTAACGTCTCAAACGCTGTTGCGAAAAGGTATTGCTTTGGAGCGAGTATTATCTAGTTTAATTCTGGATAAAAACATCAATACCGATACTTTATATGTTGCAGACAAAAATGCAATCATTGTGGCAACTAGAATATCCGGATATGGCAGTGACTACAATACCACAGTAGTGTGTCCTACTTGCGGAGCAAATCAAAAATATTCTTTTGATTTAAGAACGGCTACTGTATATTCGGGAGAGGACTGTGAATCTTTGGGGGTTACGAATAATGAAAATGGCACCTTTGACGTCACATTGCCAAAAACCAAGGTTGGGGTCACTTTCAGGTTGCTTACTGGTCATGATGAAAAGCTCTTGCTGAATGGTATGGAAAAAGACAAAAAATCCAAGTCCCACGAAAGAAATATAACCAGACAAATCGCATTCATGGTATTGGCAGTAAACGGAGATTCTTCAAAAGAAGCAATTCAATATTTTGTTGAAAACATACCAGCAATTGATGCTAGGCACTTGAGAGCAGCTTACAAAGCCGCCTCTCCTAACATAGATTTAACTCAGATATTTGCTTGTGGCGAGTGCGATCACGAGCAGGACATGGAGGTCCCGCTTAATGCGGACTTTTTTTGGCCTGACCGATGAGTATATGGAAAACATATATGAGCAATTCTTTTTCCTGAAGTATTCAGGTGGCTGGTCGTTTTCTGAAGCATATAACTTGCCTGTTGGATTACGAAAGTGGTTTGTTGAAAGACTTGTGAGACAACTAGAGGCCGAAAAAGAAGCAATTGAAACGGCTCAAAAAGGTGGCGGTCGTAACTCGCAGGTTTTATCGGAAGCAAACCAGCCTCATCTGCCGGCACAGTTTGAGAATATGTAAAGACGGTTAACTCCGTCTTTTTTCTTGTATAACTAATTAATCTTAGAGTACATTTATAGCATGGGAGAACTATACCTTGGCTGACGGCATAAAATACACCAGAGAAGATTTACAGATCCAAGAAGAGATCATTGAAGGCTTAAAAGAGATTCAAAGGCTTCAGAGTCTTGGAAAAACTCTCGATGAAGAACAAAAAGCTTTATTAGCTGCAGCCCTTCGCGAACACGGTAACATCAAAGCTGCGATATCAGACCAGCGCTCTATAACCCAAGACATGATTCGTCAACGCAGGAATTCAAAAGCTGCATTGTTCGAAGAGCTAGAGGTCTTAAAGCAGCAACTCGTAGCGTACCAAAATATAAATACAAGCGGAAGGTACAAACAGGAAGTTTTAGACGCCCAACTAGCAGTTGAACAAAAACAACTTCAAATTTTACTTGAAACTAAGTCAGTAACTGACGAAGAAGTTTTAAAACAAAAAGAAAAAGTCGATCAACTCAGAAAACAAAACGAGGCATATAAAGAACAACTAACGGTAGCAAAAGAAATTGGTAAAACCCTTGGCACGGTTTTCGCTGTATATGAGAAGAATAAATTTTTTAATGTTGAAAACGCAGAAAAATTAACAAAGGCATTCAAGGGTGGTCGGATCGCACTCCAAGGTATGGCAAAAGCATTAGGCGCCGCGGCGGTAAGGTCTTATCTCGACTCTGTTGTAGGTCTCGTTTTTGCCCTTGAAGAAGCAGAAGCTAATTTTATCAAAACCACCGGCTCGTCGAGAGAGTTTGCTAAATCAATTCGCGGACAGTATGAAGACTTGCGGCAACTTG